ACCCGACCATGAAGCCCGTGGCGCTGTTTGAGTATCAGATGCTCAACAACACCAAGGGCGGTGACATTGTGCTTGACAGCTTTAGTGGAAGCGGAACAACCTTAATTGCCGCAGAAAAAAACGGTCGCTACGCCCGTCTAATGGAACTTGACCCAAAGTATTGCGACGTCATAATTAAACGCTGGCAAGAGTTCACGGGCAAAGAGGCTACACTAGAATCAAATGGCAAAACATTTGCGGAGGTGTCAAATGGCTAAGAACGGTAGACAAGGTGAAGGCACAACCATGATTGCTTGTGAAAAAACTAACAGAAAAGCCTACTTAATGGAATTAGACCCCAAATACTGTGATGTAATCGTCAAGCGTTGGGAAGAATTTACAGGCAAAACTGCAATTTTATCGGAGTTATAAAAAATGGCTGAAAAAGGCAGACCTGCTCACAAACCTACAAAAGAACGCTTAGAACAAGTTAAACGCTTGTCAGCATTGGGCTGTCCACATGAAGACATAGCCACACGATTAAAGATTAGTGCCGATACTTTGGTTAAGTACTACAAAGACGAGCTAGACGAAGGCCGTATTGATGCAAATGCCGCAATTGCCGGTACTTTGTTTAGTCAAGCTAAAAAAGGCAACACAGCAGCTGCTATCTTTTGGCTTAAAACTAGAGCTAGATGGAAAGAAACCCAAGTTAATGAAGTTAGTGGCTTAGACGGCAAAGATATACGCATAGCCTGGGCAGATGAATAAAGTAATAAAGCTAAAATATCGCCCTAGAAGCGTTTTTAAAGACTTTCACGATAGAACGCAGAGATGGGCGGTAATTGTTGCTCACCGAAGGGCTGGTAAGACTGTAGCTTGTATTAACGACTTAATCGTTAGAGCATTGATAGAAAACAAGCCCAATGGTAGATATGCCTACATAGCACCATACCAATCACAAGCAAAAAACATTGCTTTGGACTACTTATTACGCTTTTCAGAACCTTTTATGTCTAGGGCTAATCAATCTGAGCTATGGGTAGAACTATTCAATGGCTCTAGAATCAGGTTATTTGGTGCTGATAACCCTGATAATTTGCGTGGCTTATACCTTGATGGCGTAATCCTTGATGAGTATGCAGACATGAAGCCTAGTATCTGGGGTGCAGTAGTAAGACCACTACTGACTGATAGAGAAGGATGGGCTGTATTCATCGGTACACCAAAGGGACATAATGCCTTTTGGGATGTATACCAGAGTGCCACTAAAGAATCTAATTGGTACGCTAAGACACTAAGAGCTAGTCAAACTAAGCTATTGCCTAAATCAGAGCTAGAAGATGCAGCTAAGAGCATGACTGAAGACCAATATTTGCAAGAGTTTGAGTGCGATTTTGAATCAGCCATCATTGGTGCGTTCTATGGTAAAGAGATGCGACAGCTTACCGACCTAGGCAGAGTGACCAAAGTAGAGCATGACCCTATGTTTAAAGTCCATACAGCATGGGATTTAGGCTATTCAGACGATACAGCTATCTGGTGGTTTCAGGTCGTTCATGGTGAAATTCGATTACTCGACTACCATTCATCTAATGGGCAACCAGTAGCCTTTTATGCCGGGATAATAGAATCTAGGGAGCATGAGCGTATGTATGACTATGGCACTCATTACCTACCCCATGATGCTAAAGCTAAGACATTGGCTAGTAATCGCTCCATTATTGAGCAATTGACCGATAAGATAGACATCAAACACCTACGGATTGTGCCTAGTTTGAGCCTACAAGATGGTATCCAAGCATCGAGATTAGCCTTAACTAGGGCATGGTTTGACCATGGATGCGAAGATGGCATTGAATGTTTAAGGCAATATCAGCGTGAATACGATGAGGATAAGAAAGTCTTTAGAGATAAGCCAAGGCACGATTGGACATCTCATGGTGCTGATGCGTTCCGTATGCTTGCTATTGCATGGAAAGAAGAAGCTAAGATACTAACCAAGGATGCACCTATCCGTGGAATATCTGTTGGCAAGAATGATGTGACTATGAACGATATGTGGAAAGACTCTAAATTTCGTAGCAATATCAGAATTTGAGATAAAATAAGCTAACATTTCGCCTAATTCTTCAACATTTCGGGACATTTATGGCAAGCAAAGAAGAAAACAGTCATTCATACGAGTCGTTATACAAGCAAATTAAATCCTATGAACGCATATTTAAGCGTTGGGAAGCTCGTAATGACCGAATTGTGAAGAAATATAAAGATGATAGCCGCTACGACAGAAACCCTAATGCTCGCTTCAACATACTCTGGAGCAATGTTCAGACTATACAGCCAGCTATCTTTGCAAGACTTCCTCGACCTGATGTTAGCCGTAGGTTTAGAGATAACGACCCAATAGGCCGTGTAGCCTCAATGATGCTTGAAAGAGCATTAGAGTTTGAGATTGAGCATTATGGTGACTACAAATCAGCTATGAACAATGCAGTCCTAGACCGTCTATTAGGTGGTCGTGGAGTAGCTTGGGTGCGTTATGAGCCACAGTTTGCCAAAGATGAGCTAGGTGAGCCTGACGATGGATTCCAAATAACGGAAGATGCTGATGAAGCTGAATCCCCTGAAGGACTAGAAAATGAATCTGAAGAACGCATTGAATCTGAAACTTGTCCAGTCGATTATGTCCATTGGAAAGAGTTTGGTCATTCTCCTACAGCTAGAACATGGGAAGAAGTTACTTGTGTATGGCGTAAAGTCTATATGTCAAGAATGGCACTTGTTGAACGATTTGGTGAAGAACTGGGCTACAAAATACCACTTGATACTAAACCTCAAGATGACAAGAATTCTTACAAAATGGAAGAAGGCGGACAAGAAGCCTTAGTCTATGAGTATTGGTGTAAAGAAACAGGCAAGGTTTATTGGATTTCAATGTCATTAGGCAAGATTATTGATGAGCGTGATGACCCATTGCAATTAGAGTGTTTCTTCCCTTGTCCAAAGCCTTTGTATTCAACAATGACTACAGATAGCTTAGAGCCTATTCCAGACTTTACTATCTACCAAGACCAAGCTAGAGAGTTAGACACATTATCAGACCGCATTGAAGGCTTAATTAACGCCCTTAAAGTGCGTGGTGTATACGATGCTAGTTCTAGTGAGCTACAACGCTTATTCTCCGAAGGCGAAAACAATACCCTAATCCCTGTAGACAATTGGCAAGCATTTGCTGAGAAACAAGGCATGAGAGGAGCTATTGACCTAGTAGATATTAGCCCATTTGCACAAGCATTAGCCCAATGTTATTCCGCAATGGAGCAAGTTAAAGGTCAAATCTACGAGTTGATGGGCATTGCTGACATTCAGCGTGGTCAATCAGACCCCAATGAAACCCTTGGCGCACAGATTATTAAGTCTAATAACGCTTCGGGTCGATTAAAGACTCAGCAACACTCCGTTGTAGACTTTGCCACTAGCTTATTGACCATTAAAGCGCAGATTATTTGTAATCACTTTACTGATGAAACATTGGTTAATATCTCTGGGGCTATGCAACTATCAGAAGCAGATAAACAATACATTCCACAAGCATTAGCTTTATTACGGGATGAGGCATCAAAGAACTTCCGTATTGAAGTGACTTCAGATTCCATGATTTATCAGGATGAGCAACAAGAAAAGGGTGACCGAATTGCCTTTTTGAGTGCTGTAGGCGCATTCCTACAAACTGCTTTACCAACAGCACAATCTGTACCTGAACTTACTCCAATGCTATTAGAGATGCTTAAATTTGGTGTTACTGCATTTAAAGCCGGTAAACAGTTAGAAGGCATCATTGACCAAACAGCCGATGAAATGCGTACTAGCTACGAAAACTCTAAGGGTCAGCCTAAACCACCACCTGTTGAGATTCAGAAACTACAGATGCAACAGCAAGGCGACCAACAGAAGTTACAGTCTACTATGCAGCTAGAACAAGCCAAGATGCAGATGTCTATGGAAATTGAGAAAGCCAAGCAAGAGTACCAGGCTCAAGAGAATCAGCTTAAATTCCAACTTGAAGAACATCGCAATACTATGGATAGAGAGATGGAAGTCAAGGTTCAACAGATGCGTATGATGACCGAAAGAAACACTCAGGTTATGCTTGCTCACATCAATAACGGGGCTAAGATTGAAGTAGCCCGTATTAGCTCTGATGATTCTGACGGTGCAATGGCTTATGCTAATGAACAAGATATGGCTCAAGCTATGGCTCATCCAATGCAACCTATTGCCGATGCTATTGGTTCAGGTAACAACCAGATGGCTCAAGCTATTAGTGCATTAGTACAAACCCTTAATGAACAACATAACAGACCTAAGACTGTAATTAGAGGTCAAGATGGCAAAATCATCGGAGTAACCGTTCAATGACCATAACAGTCAAGCACACTAAGGTATCGGTAATACCTGATGGAGATGACACATCCGTAGTTAGACCGTCAGATTGGAATGATGACCATCAATTGTCAGGTCTTGGCACAATGGCAGAGCAAAATGCCAACAATGTAGCCATAACTGGTGGTTCAGTATCAGGCGTAACGGTGGCTGGATACATTCCTACTACTGAGAAAGCCCAACCATTAGGCGTAGCTACACTAGATGCTGGCGGTAAAGTTCCTACATCCCAAATCCCGATGCAAGGTGACCTTAACTATCAAGGCACATGGAATGCTAGTACAAATACTCCTACGCTGACTAGTTCTACGGGTACTAAGGGTTACTACTATGTAGTGGATGTAGCAGGTACAACTAACCTTAACGGTATTACAGATTGGCAAATTGGCGATTGGGCTATCTACAACGGTACTATCTGGCAAAAGGTCGATAACACCGATGCTGTAAGTTCAGTTAATGGTCAGACAGGTACAGTCGTATTAACCACTACCGATATTGCTGAAGGCACAAACGAATACTTTACAACTGCTAAAGCTAGAAACTCTGTATCTGCTGGTACGGGTATCAGCTATGTATCTTCCACAGGTGTAATCACCAATAGTGCACCTGACCAAACAGTAGCCATTACAGGTGCAGGTACTAGCGTAGTCACAGGCACTTATCCTAATTTTACCGTTACAAGCGATGACCAATTTGACGGCACAGTTACTAGCGTAGGCATCTCTAGTTCGGCAACTTCTTTAGCAATAACTAATAGTCCTATTACATCTAACGGTAGCATTGGCGTGAACTTTGCAGGTTCGTCAGGTCAATATGTCCGTGGTGATGGTGCTTTAGCTAATTTTCCAGCTTCAACAGGCGGTGGTTCATCGTTTGCTTATTACCTAAATGGCGGTACAAATCAAGGTACTTTTGTAGGTAATACTTACTACGAAATGAGCAGAATCCCTGTTATTGGGACTAATGCAGACTTTAATATTTCGACTGATGGCTACATTGCTCAGTTCATTACCGATGCTGGTGACCCTGCTCTATTAGCTATTCCAGCAGGTAATTGGAACTTTGGTTTATTTTTTAGTGTATCAAACCATACTGGCAACCCGTCATTTTATGTAGAGCTATCAAAGTACAATGGTACAACCTTTACAGCAATTGCTAGTAGCGTTGGAACGCCTGAACCTATTACTAACGGCACAACGATAGATATTTACAATACTTCTTTGGCCGTACCAACAACGACTTTAACCTTAACTGACCGATTGGCAGTACGGGTTTATGTCATTTATGGTGGTGGTACCAGAACAGTTACTTTGCATACTCAAGATAGTCATTTGTGCGAGATTATCACTACATTCTCAACAGGTTTGACGGCGTTAAATGGCTTAACTGCACAGGTTCAATACCTTGGTGTAGGTACAACTGGTTCAGACTTTAATATTGCAAGTGCTACTGATACCCATACATTTAACATACCAACAGCATCGGCAACAAATCGTGGTGCATTATCTAGCACCGATTGGACTACATTTAACAACAAACAACCTGCTGGCACTTATGTAAACAGCGTATCAGGTACGGCTGGTAGAGTGACATCCACGGGTGGAGTAACACCTGTTATTGACCTTGCAAGCAGTATTGCAACAGCAGGAACTACAGGTTCTAGTACTCTAATCCCAGTAGTAACCGTAGATACCTATGGTCGAGTAACTAGCGTTACAACAGCTGCCAATCCACAAGGTACAGTAACTTCAGTAACGGCTACAAGTCCTGTTACAAGTACAGGTGGAGCTACCCCAGTTATTGCTATGCCAGCAGCTACCACATCAGTAAGTGGCTACCTTACATCAACAGACTGGAATACCTTTAATAGCAAAGGTGTGGCTGTTACCTACACGACCAACTATGTACCGTATGGTCAAGGCACAACTACCCCAGCTTTATCTATTGATTTCCAATACAACCCAACGCTAAAGAACCTGATTGCACCTCAAGTTAGGGCAAGTAACGGAATTGTGGTTAATAGCAAGACTGTATCTGCAAGCTACATAATTGCTAGTGGTGATTCAGCTATGTCTGCCGGCCCAATGACGATTGCAAGTGGAGTTACGGTTACTGTAAGCTCTGGCAGTAGATGGGTAGTCCTGTAGTGTTTCAAACAGCATTTCAAGTCAATGCATTTCAGAATGATGCATTTCAGATTGTTATTACCCCTTTTGAAGTTATTAAAAAAGGTGGTGATGATGCTTCTTGGACAGCCGAAGAAAGAAAACGATACAAAGCCTTACAAAAGAAACTAAGATTAGCTGAAGAAAAGCGACTCAATGCCCAAAGGGATAATCAAGAAGCTCGTAAACAGTTCATTCGTGACCAGATTGACCCTAAAGCCGTTGAGGTAGAATCAGTTGAGCAAGTCCTTGAAGAAAAGCAAGCCCAAGTCATTAATTACGATGCCTTAATTGCTAATTTACAACGACAATATGAAGATTTACTCAATTCTGTATTGGTTCGCCAAGCAAAAGAGCGTTTAGAGCAAGAAATTGCAGTATTAGAAGCAAAAAGATTGGCTGAATTAGACGATGAGGAAGCCTTGTTGATGCTTTTGTAGTTTGTTTAACCCTGATTACTTAGGAGAATGTATGGCATTAGTAAAAAAGCAAGTTACTTGTAACCATTGCAAGATGGAGCATGAGGAATACGACACAAAACAGATGGATGATAGGGAATATTACCTTTCTTATTGGAATATCCCATTTGATAGCCCAGAAGCAATCAAAGCATGGGCAGAAAAACAAGCAATGACACCTAAAGAAGCCCCAATGGTCATTTCCGACATTCAGGGGTATGTTAGCCAGGTAGATGGGTCATGGATTAAATCAAAAAGTGACCATAGAAGCCATTTAAAGCAACATGGCATGATTGAGCTAGGAAATGATGTGCCAATGCAACACAAACAAGCAGAAATTAGTAAAAAGTCACAAGATGCACGAAAGCGCCAGATAGCAGAATTGGCATACGACAAATTGCGTTACAGATAACCTGAACACTTAGGAGAAACAAATGGCAGATTTAGACCGTAGAGAACAGCTTATGGCTGCAATGGAATCAGCAGAAGAAGGCACATTAGACCCTGTAGAAGATGTTTCACTTGATATTGAACCTACAGATGACATTGCACAAGAACAAGAAGAAATAGAAGTTGCTTCCGATGAGCCTGAAGAAGTTGATGAAATTGAAGAAGAACCTGAAGTAGAGGCTATTCAAAGACCAACTACATGGAAAAAGGAATATTTGCCTATTTGGGATAAGCTAACTTCTGGAGAGCAATTAACTAAAGAAGAATCAGTCAAATTAGCCCAATACTCTAATCAACGGGAATCTGAGTACAAAAAGGGTGTATCTACCTACAAAGCTGAAGCTGATAGAGCTAGGGAATTAGAGAACGCTATTGCTCCATTTGCTCAAGAGTTCCAAGCACAAGGAATTACTCCATCTGCATGGATTAACAACCTTGGTCGAGCGCACATGATTTTGTCAAAAGCACCACATGACCAAAAAGTTCAATTATTTCACCGACTTGCACAAGATTATGGTATACAATTAAATCAAGAAGGACAGTTTGGCGCTCCTCAACAAGTTGATGCGTATACACAGCAACTTATGAATCAGCTAAACCAAGTCAATCAAGAGGTATCTACTATTAAAGGTAGATTCCAACAAGAAGAAACATCTCGCTTAAACAACGAGATTGAAAGAGTAAGAAGTGATGTGGAGAAGTTTCCACATTTCGATGTGGTAAGGGAAGAAATGGCTCAACTACTTGAGCTAGGGAAAGCCCAAGACCTAGAAACGGCTTATGCCAAAGCTGTAAGACTTAATGATGATGTATGGGAAATGGAAAAGGAACGACTCCTTAAAACAGCTTCCCGTCAAACATCTAAAGCACAGCAAGTAGCTAAAGCTAAGGCAGCTGCTGTTAGTCCGAAGTCCGTTAATCCTAGCGGAAAAGTGGCAGACACAGGTGATAAAAAGGATAGACGGTCTTTAATTGCAGAACAATTAGGTGATGCAATGAACCGTAGGGTTTAACTAGCCAATTTTGGCGCATTTTTTAACTAAGGATATATCATGGCTTTCGCTAACTCAGCAATAACCGATATTATCGCAACGACTATTCAAAGTCGTAGTGGTGAATTGGCAGACAACTTAACACAAAACAACGCAATTCTTCAACGCTTGAACTCTAAAGGCAATGTTCGACCTTTTAGTGGCGGAAATGTCATACTCGAGGAAATTTTTTATGACGACAGCGCAAGTTCAAATGCTAATTCCTATAGTGGTTACGAGGTTATTAACATCGCTCCTGATAGCCCAATTTCTGCGGCTCAATTCAAGATTGCTCAGTACGCTGATAGCGTTACTATGTCTGGTCTTGAAATGCTCCAAAACTCAGGTAAAGAAGCAATCATTGACCTTTTAGATGGTCGTATGCAAGTTTCTGAAGCTCGCTTGCTTAACCGTATCTCTGGTGACCTTTATGGTGATGGTACAGGTAATGGCGGTAAGAACTTGGATGGTCTAGGTGCAGCTGTTTCAGCAACTCCTACAACTGGTACATACGGTGGTATTAATCGTGCTAACTGGACATTCTGGCAGAACCAAATTACTACTGGTGCTACTTCTGTAAATATCTTGGCTAAGATGACTGAAGCTGCTATTAAGCAGATTCGTGGTACTGACAAAGCTGACTTAATTGTAGCTGGTAACACTATGTATCAGTATTATGTTGGTGGCTTACAAGCCATTCAGCGTATTGCCTCTGAGGAATCAGGTGCTGCTGGTTTTGCTTCCCTTAAGTTCTACGGTGGCGGTACTTCAGCCGATGTAGTATTGGGTGGTGGTTATGGTTCACAAGAAACAGCTACTTATATGTATATGTTGAACACTAACTACATCTGCTTCCGTCCACATAAAGAGCGTAACTTCGTTCCTATTGGTGGTGAGCGTCAAGCTATTAACCAAGATGCGATTGTTAAGCTGTATGGTTTTGCCGGCAATCTTACAACTTCTAATAGCTTCCTACAAGGCTTGCTGACAACTTAATAGATTGGGCGAAAGCCCTTTCTAACTCTAAATTTAAAGGATATTATCATGGCATATACCACTTTACCCATCGCTGGCGTTGATTTGAACGCTGTTTATCCAACTGGTTCAGTACCACCATTTGGGCCGCTCTCCGCAGAAACTTTTGCTTCTGATGGCAAGCGTTATGTATTCGCTAAAGTTGGTGCAACAATCGCTGCATCTACAGCAGTATGTTCAATTGACCCAGTTACCTTTTTGGCAATTGCATCAGGTGGTGCTTATAAAGCTCCTGCTACTGCTTTAGTAGCTGGCGATTACGCTTGGTTTGGTGCAGCATCAGTTTAATTAGCATAAAAAAGCTAATGTAGTACACTAGGGCTGTCCCAAAAGGGCAGTCCTTTTTCTTTTTAACAACCAACTACTTGGAGAATTAAAATGTCATTACCTTCAGACGAGCAAGGTGCAGATGCACGATTAGCAGTAAGTTTTTATAAGCGTTCTATGGAACAAAAAGATGAATCTATTGTTGCT